GCCAAAGTATGCGCCATGATACTGACCCTAATAGCGTAGAAGCATGGAACCAATATAAAGCGGTTATGATTAGTGAGTTGTATGATGATACTCCAATCGCACAAGCCGTATCTGAACGCTATGGTATGGGTCTCTTACTAAGTAAAACAAACATCGTATCTATTATTGATGTATTCTCTGAATTGCTTGAAGTTAACGATACGAAGATCGTACAACCATATAACGCCTTTGATAACAATGTATGGGAAGATGTATATGACCGCCGTATCGACTTCTTCGGACCTGATACGTATTACTCATCAGTACAATTCCCTGTAACCTTCGGTGAAATCCTCTATGAATATGCAAGCAAATTTGTAGATGACACTGAAGATGGAGCGTTGCTACCAATGGTTGCTTACATGTTGTATGAATCAGGATTGCTTGATGCAGAGACGATCGAACAAAAGCTTCTTATCATCAGCAAGATCCTTGAACACCGCAACGTTCGAGAAATCGGTAACGGTATGAAGAAACTCAGCATGTTCGGTCGTGTTGTAGATCGCCTAGCGCCTGAAGATACAGGTCATGAAGTTCGTTTATATACAGAGTATAACGAATTTATTGGCCGTGCAAGTGCATTTGAAGAAGAGTACATGGCAAATATGGAGGATGACTACGATGATGAATAATATAGGACAAGAAAGTGTACTAGTAAAATATTCTTTTGACGGTATTAATTTCAGTTCCGATTATATTCCATCAGATCATCTAAAGCCATTTAAAGACGCGTTTATTAAAAATGAAGTATTTATAATTAGACGCGATATGACTTCTGCTGTTGGGGAGTCCCCATTTTTAGGTAGTGCATGTAATGAAAAATTTATTGATATGAGCAAGGTTGTAATGATAGGATTTTAAAGGAGCTAATTTATGACAGATAGAAAACCGGATTTCTTCAATATTACGGTTGAAGAACTATCGGGGCCTAATCGAAAAGCCGATGCTGTCGTTTCTGCAGACTTTACCTATTTAGATAACCAAGGCGCTGATGTACAGGATATTGTTGTAAAAGGTGGTGCCTTTTATGCAATGTGGGATGGTGAGAAATGGTCGATGGAGAAAAACGATGTAGTTCGTGCTGTCGATCATGAGATTAGAAAGAAATACGCTGAGCTTAAGACTAAGGGATATGAACGCATATCTCTTAAGTTTATGCAGAATGCGGGATCGGGTCTTATGCGCAACTTCGTTAAGTATTGTGAAGATGCACTAGAATCCTTGCAGGTATTCAACTCTAAGATAATATTCAGTAATTATAAGGTGGCTCGTGATGACTATTCTACCTTCCAGCTACCTTATACACCAACTACCCAAGCCACACCAGCATTTGACGAACTCTCATCTGTCCTATATGCTCCTGACCAACTAGATAAGATACTCTGGTGTCTAGGTGCATTGTTCACAGGGGAGATTATCAATATTGATAAATTCTTATTTCTATACGGCCCTGCAGGAACAGGTAAAGGTACTATTATTAGAATAATCGAGATGTTATTCGGGCAGTATATTGGAGGTATTGACCTTAAGCAACTGACTAGTGGTTCTGAGTATGCGACAGGTACTTTGCAAGAACTCCCGTTGTTGATTGACTCAGATACCGATTTAAGTCGGATTAAGAACGATACTCCATTACTTAAGGTAACATCTCATGAGGAAGTATTCGTACGTAAACTTTATCAAAGACCGTATCCTGTAACATTTAAAGGTCTGATTATTACTGCATCTAACCAACGTGCTCAATTCCGTGATTCAGACTCAGGGATTGTACGTCGGTTACTTAAAGCAGTTCCTACAGGTCATCTTATCGCAGGCCCTCGATATAAGGAGCTAATGAATGGTATTCAATATGAACTAGCAGGTATTGCACAAAAGGCGATTGACACATTCTCTCGCTTAGGTGCTTTCTACTATGCTAACGATGTTGATATCGAAATGCTTGAGTATGGCGACTCTATATTTGAGTTTGTTCGTGAAAACGTACTCTTGATGCAGAATAACCCAACTCTCTCTGAAGTCGAGCTTATTTACAAAGGTATGCTAGAAGAAAGAGGTTGGGAGACAAATGGTTATAAGAACCGGTTGCGATTAGGTTTGCAACGTTTCTTTGAGACATATACTAAAGATACTAAAGACGAGGAGGGTAATCGTAAACGTAATTGGTATCGTGGTTTCAAATACGATGAAGCTTTTCCTGAGACTAAAAAGAAACAGGAATCGTCCAAAGCAGGATCTAAGATTGATCTGACTATGGGACGGACAACTTCACGATTTGACTTAGAAGGAAAGGACTGGCCTGCACAATACACAAATGAGGCGGGTAATCCTTTAAAGAAATGGGACAATGTCACCACAACCCTCAAGGAGATTGACCCAACTAAGTTACACTTTGTCCGTGTTCCAACCGAGCATATTGTTATTGACTTCGATTGTAAGAATGAGGCGGGTGAAAAAGACCTTGCTAAGAACTTAGAATTGGCTTCTAAATATCCTCCGACATATACTGAGGTTTCTAAATCAGGTGGCGGTGTTCACTTGCATTATTGGTATGACGGCGATCCAACTCGCTTGGCTAATCGCATATCTGATGATGTTGAGATCAAAGTATATAATGGTGGGTCATCGTTAAGACGGAAACTTATTTCTGCAAACGATCTCCCTGTAGCTCATATTTCAAGTGGGTTACCTTTAAAGGAGGATAAAAAAACTATGTATAAGGACGTGGAACATATTATTTGGACAGAGCAAAAACTTAAGAACTTCATTGAAGCTTGTATGCGTAAAGAACACCATGGTGCGACGGCTCCAGAGGTTAGCTTTATTAAAGACAAGCTTGACGAGGCATATGAGTTAGGTGTAACTTATGACCTACGACATATGCAGAATGATGTTCTTAAATTTGCACTTAGCTCAACTAACCAAGCGCAACAATGTATGAAGATGGTTGCTCAGATGAAATTCTCTAATGTGCCTGAGGACGAATCTGAATCAATCTCAGAATCCCTTATCTTGCCTGATGAGGAAATAACATTCTTCGACTCAGAAGTCTTCTGTAACCTATATATGATTGGTTGGAAGAAATATGGTCTTGAGGTACCAGAGGCTGTATATCGAGGATTAGAGGACTGTACTAGCCTCAGTGAGATTGAAACTATTCTCGTTAACGAATGGTGGAGTCAGAACAAAGACAAGATTGGTATTGAAATCAATCCTACACCACAACGCACACGAGAGTTATTTGATACGCATAACATGATGGGATTCAATAACCTTGGATACGATAACCATATTGCTTATGGACGTATGCAGGGTGATGATGAGATGGCCTGTTATAAGCGTTCTCAAGGTATTATTGAGAAAGGTGATAAGCGAGCTAAGATATGGGCGGCTAACGAGATCTCTTATGGAGATATCTACGAGTTCCTGGATACTAAGATGTCATTGAAGAAATGGCAGATTAAGCTAGGTATCCGTCATGACGAGTTCGAATACGATTGGACTAAGCCACTTCCTAAGCATGCATGGGGTCGTTGTGCGGCATATATGCTTAATGACGTAACCTCAGAGGAAGAGCTGTTCAAATCTAAAGACGGTCAAGATGCATGGAGCGCTCGTAAAGTCCTTGCTGAGATCAACGGTCTATCCCCTAACGTCAAGACTCAGACACAAGCTGAGAAATTCTTATTTGGCGATGACCCAACTCCGCAAGACAAATTCAACTGGTATGATCTTGCTACAGAATTCCCAGGATACACCTTCGATAAGTTCAAGAAGAAATCTGAATTTATGGGAGAAGATCCATCAGAAGGCGGTTATGTATATGCCGAGCCTGGTGTATACGAGAACGTTATCGTATTAGATATCGCCTCAATGCACCCGCATAGCTTGATTGCTATGAACTACTTTGGCCCATATACACCTAAGTTTGCGGCCTTGGTTAAATGTCGTATGGCTATCAAGCACGGTAAGATTGATGAAGCGTCTCATGCCTTTGATGAGGTAGATCCTGAGTTAGCAGACAAACTTCGTCCATATTTGGAAGGGGGATCTGTTAAAGGTCTTGCTCATGCGCTTAAGATCATTATCAATATTGTGTATGGTATGACATCAGCTCCTTGGCCTAACAAATTCAAGGATCCTCGTAACATCGATAACTGTATCGCTAAACGTGGTGCATTATTTATGTTGATGCTTAAGCACGAGGTTCAAGCTAAGGGATACCAGGTAGCCCATATTAAGACCGACTCTATCAAGATCGTTAACGGTGATAAGGCTATTATCGACTACTGTATGAAACGGGCTAATGACTTTGGTTACACCTTCGAACATGAACACACATACTCCCGTATGGCCTTGCTCAACCGTGCTACCGTTATTGCTGAAATCGGTTGGCCTGAAGATGAGAAAGGTAAATGGGAAGCTATTGGTGCTCAGTTCGGTAAGAAGACAAACCCGTATGTCTACAAGACCCTCCTTAGCAAGGACGATGTTAACGAACAAGACTTCTTCACAACTAAGGAAGTTAAGACAGCTATCTATCTTGATGACCAATATATCGGTAAGAATGCTCAGATCTATGCTTCTAGAACAGGTAGGGAGATCTCTCGTACTCAACCAAGTAATGTCGCACAAATGATTCAATCGCGATGGATCAAACCACGATATTTACTTCAACGTGAGTCACAAGGATTGACCCCTGCTCAGTTAGATGAGGCTAAGAAACGCAAGATTGCTGCTGAACTTGGTCTTGAATATCATGATGTCGATTATATTATCTCAAACGGTTTCCCTGATACAATCGTAGATAAGCATGTTGCTGTAACTGGAACTACGGGGTATCGCTGGGAACTGGCGAGTAACTATAAAGGCTTCGATGATATTGATATGACCTACTACCACCAGCTTGTACATGAGGCTGTCAATGACGTCTTCGCAGTTGGTGATGGTAATATTATCTTTAAAGGAACTAAATACGAAAGAGAGTAGTTATGTTTAACAAAATTAAAAAGCTGTTCTCTAAAAAGGCAAGCGAAGTCGAAGGTGATCGCCCAACCATCTTCGGTTTCATTGCTACTCTAAAGGGAGCTGATGATCTAGGGGACGCGGTTCCTACTCAGATATTCATCATTCCTAAAGAGGAAGAAGAGAATATTTACAACATTGTCAAAACTGGTGAGTACAACACTTTAATTCTATACGACAATAACCGTATCCAATTCAAGCCACCAATGAACGCCTCATTGTTATTGACGCCATTTCACTCTGTCGAGGAACTGAATGACGCATTAAAGACTATGCGTGACCAAGGAGTTAGAGGAGTTGTAGGCTGGCCTATTCCAATCGACTATTAGAGGTGGCTTATGTTATATATAATTGATTCTAACATTTCTACTTCATCTAAACAGTTGACTCGGATTATGGATATCTTGGACAAATACGGAGCTAAGTATACTTTGCTATCTACATACAAAACCTCAGGTAGATGGGCTGATCATCATTCACCAACTCTGGATAAGGAAATCGTAAAAGGTATTCTTAAGTTCTATGATTATGATCTTAGTAAAGTAGCCAAGTCTCCGAACTCCTCTACAGTAAGGGCTATGGCCAAAAAGTATCCGCAGGCAGTAAGAGAATACAGATCCTCAACTTTCCAAGATAAGAAGCTTAGTGAGGTTATTGACTGGTTCTCTCAGCATCCGCAATTCTTAAACGTAGGTATCATGTACGAATCACGAAATGGTGCCTGCACAGCTAATTTAAGAAACGATGAGTTCCGTGCTTTCTTACCTCGTAGTAAAAAGGATAAGACAAGATACGCTGCGATCAATGTTGCCTTTAACGAGTTAGGTATTTCTGAAAACGAAGTAGTCAACCCTCGTCCAAAGAAGACTAGCTATGGTCATCGTAAGAGCGGATATAAGTGGGAACTCTAAAATATTTACATGTCACTATATAGAAAGAAAAAGGAGGTTCAGACAATGAACAAAGTAATGAACACTGTTGCCGCAGGAGCAATCGCACTATATATGGCAGTCATCGCGACTGATGTATATGATGGAAGCATCTTGCAAGACAAGGTTAATAATGGAGTTAAAAAGCTGAAAGAAGCTTTTTCTAACAAAGATTAGGAGTTGAGTATATTCTCAGCTCTTTTCTTTTTTTTATTTCTTTTATGTGGGAGGTAGAATTATGAAGCATAAAAAAGAGGTAGAAAAGGAGGAGTTATCATGGGTTTAATGCACATCATTCACAATATATTTAACGGTCTTAAACATGTGTTATACCCTGTTGTTAACTTCTTATATTATAATAATGAAGAAAAAAGAGGTGTATATGAAATTATTAGTAGAACCAAGTAATAAAGAATTCTCATATAATAGTGAAGAAATATGTGCTACTAGTAAGATTGTTTCATATCTAACAATACTACTTGTATTAGTAGCATGGTTTTATAAAATTTATATATTGCTAGCTATAGGGATTTCTATTAGCATTATCAGCTTACTTATTATTACGGCTACGGCTTTAATATCTATTTGGAAATAAACAAAAGGAGAAAAACATCATGAAACACTTCACATTCAAACTTGCAACTATGGGTATCGTATTATTCAGCGCGGCTCTTATTAGCGATCATGTATTCGCAGATGTAACTAAGGCAGAAGGGTCTACAGAACTTGTAGCCACTGATCCAGAAGTTACTGTAACAAAATCTGATGACACTATCTGGTCTGAAGTAAATGTAAACATCAAAACCGATATCCCTGACGAAGTTCAAATCAACCAAGGTGACACTATGACCTTTAATGTCCCTAATGAACTTTCATTTGAAACAAACTACAACTTCCCTGTATACAATAGCACAGGTGAATCTGAAGTAGGTAATGCTGAAGTTAAGGCTGCTGATAACACAGTAACCACTACTTTCAACAACTACTTCACAGAACACCCACTTGACAAATCTATTTCACTTAACCTCAACACACGAATCAACCGTGAAGTTGTGCAACCAGATACCAAGCACGAAATCTCATTCAACGGTACTGTTGTAGAATTGAACGCTGGGTCTAAAGGTGTAGAACCTACTGATGAAGCATTGTATAAATACGGCTGGCAGGATAAAGATGACCCAAGCGTGGTTAACTGGACTGCCCGTATCAACTACAAGAAGTCTTACATGGAAAACGTCAACATCTCAGATACCTGGTCTGACGATCAAGAATACGTTGAAAACAGCTTGAAGTTCTACTATGTTAAGAGTGTGGATCCATTTGTGTACGACGCGCCTGCAACTGATGCCTTGGCAAACGCTAAACTACGCACAAACGGTTTTGACACAAATCTTGCTAAGATTGATAAGAAGACTTTATATGTTGAGTACAAAACTAAACTCAAACAAATGGAGTACAACCCTACTAACAAGATCAACGTTAGCTGGGATGGCGGAGGAACAGGCTTCGATGCCGAAACTAAACTTGTAGGAGGAAATGGTCGTGCTGATGGTAAGACTCGTCCTACATTTGAAATTCCTAAAGAGTCACCTAAGGTGGAAATCCCTGAGTTCCAAGGCGGTATCCCTGGTATTCCAGAAGAACGTGAAAAACTACCTGAATGGACTGGTGGTGTAGTTCCAAACGAAGCTCCTCAAGTTGATAAACCAGAATTCCAAGGCGGTATCCCTGGTATTCCAGAAGAACGCGTGAAACCTGAATTCGAAGGGGGTATTCCTGGAATCCCTGAAGTACGAGAAAAACCAGAATTAGATATTAATGATATTCCTAAAGATCCAGAAACTCCTAAACCACAAGATCCAAAACAAGTAGATCCTAAGACTCCTAAAACCGAAGATCCTAAGACATCAAAATCACAAGAACCTAAAGCTCCTAAAGTAGAAAAGGTTGTAGAAAAAGAATCTGTTAAGAATGATATTACTCCTACAACTCCTACTCAACCAGCGCCAGCAAAAGCTACTCCCGTATTTACACAAAAAACTTTGCCGGTTACAGGTTCTATCGTAAGTAACACAATCACTGTTATTGGTGCAGTAGCTGGTCTATTGGCGATCGGGCTTAGCGTCTTCGCAGGTTATGACTCACGTAAGAAAGGTCGTAAATAATGAAACGCGGTAAGAATAACAAAGCTAGACTTGGTGCTAACCTGCTTCGTAAGGTTAAAGATGCAGAGGCGGTTATTGTAGCAAGTATACCAAAACCATTCCGAGCATCCGGTAAATCAATGCCTCAGATTAGACACTTGGTTATGTTAAACAATATGCGATGCTATGTTCTAAAGACTAAGGTTAAGAACTTAGATCCTAAAATCATTAAAGGGTTCTTGAATATTATTAAACTTATCATGACCAACTATTCCTACGGCGAAAACGTATACCATGAAGAAAAGGAGAAACTAAATGACCAAACTAACACCACAGAAAATGCATGATGCCCATAAGGAACTTCAAGAAATCTTTGTTAAGAAGAATACCGACTATGGTAACTCCTTCGAAGAGTCACTTGAGAAACACGGATTGATCGCTGCTATTGTCCGTATGGAAGATAAGATGTCTCGTTTGAACACACTATCTAAGCAAGAAGCGCTGGTGACGGACGAATCTCTTATTGACACCCTCAAAGACCTGTCTAACTATGCCCTTATGTCTGCAGTATGGTTAGAAGGAACTAAGAAAGAAGCAGATTTTTTAAATAAAGTCAATCAGGCCATTACTACTAGCCCATTAACAGCCACCCTCGATTCTGTTAATCCTAATCTTTCGCCAGCACCAATGGTCGATAACACACGGTAACTACCATGGATCCTATAACGTTTAATCCGAATAACGGACTGGATATTCTACGGACTATGAAGTCTCCAAAAAAGATAGGCCGTCCTAAGAAGTTTATAGATGATGAGGAAATCCTAATTTGTAAACAAGCGGGTTGGTCTAATCGAACTATTGCGGTTAGTTTAGGCGTGTCCAAGGATACTATAAATCGTAGAGTTCGTAAACTTGTCAAGGATGGCGTTATAGATCCTGACAGTTACGACTACAATTTTGATAATCCTAGTGCTGTAGACCAGCCTCGACGTAAAAACAAAGAGCGTTGGGAAATGTGGCATGGCCCTGGAGTCTAATTTTTACACCTTTCTATATAGAAAGAGAGGTAATCAATTATGACTACATTTAATTATCAAGGTATGGAATACGAAGAAAGCTATATTAAGAAGCACATGCTATATTCTGCTAACGTTAACCGCTTGTATATGACTCGAGTTCTAAAAGAATATTTTGGAGCACGTTTCACAGACAGAGCGCAACGTAAGTTGGAATTAGTTGAGCATCTTATGTGGTCTTTCCGAGATGAGCCAGACCAAGAAACAATTGATGCTATTGTAGAAGTTACTACAGAATTCAGACAAGAGCTGGAATGGACCAAACTCGACGAAGAGTCTATTCGCTACTTAGGTATTAAGGCTTTTACGGAACTCGACGAAGAAGACCGTAACCGACTTAATGTACTATGGCGCGATTTAGATTTCTAATCGAGTGAGGATACATTCCTCCTCTTTTTTTTAAAGGAGCAAAACAAATGGAACTATTCGTAACAGATGGGGAGCTCGATCGTGGTGTGAACTGTCTTAAGACTATGTGGGGTCGAGATAATGTTGTTGAGATTGTTAGACACCATGTAGGTAGTATTAAAGGTATGGCAGAGACTATGTGCTACATGCAAGGTAAGACTATGCCGTATAACGTCCCACCCTTAGTTGACTTCATCGATAACCTATGTCAGTCTATCCTGGGTACTGACAAGTATTATATCTACGCCGCCCACCCTACGATTGAGAATACTATTCTTAAATGCCATAAAGGACCTTCGTTACATGGTCGTGTGATGAACCCTGTATCTGCTGTGATGCAGGTGTATCGTGATAAAGACGGTCTATGTTGGTATATCTCAGACAAGCCGTTTGAGTCCCATGCATTGAAACCGTTTACCATCTATAATAAAGGTAACGGATACTTCGAATATTATGGACCTAACGCACCGTTGGGGTCTGACTACTATATTGAAGAGTTTAAGGAGTGGTGAAATGGACGAAATCAAGTTAATCACATTCTGTACTATTTACTCTCGGTCTAAGCTTCAGCTTATTGACCTGTATAAGAAGTTGCATGAGCACGCTAAGACTTATGGTTATTTGACTGTAAAAGACTACGTCCGCATCTGGCAAAAGATCCCAGAAGGAAAAGAAGCCTTAACAACCCAATCCGCATCAGACGAATGGGGCGTTACAGTTCATGACTTCCCTGCTAAGATCAGTATTAAGAAGCACCCTATCAACGGCTACTATCTACATATGCCCTCAACATATCTATTGTAGGTGATAGCATGAGTAAGGGTGTATATAAAGAGCTTAAATACGTCTTTGATGATGTAATCTATAATCATAAACAAGACGGTACAGTCGACGGTATGACGCTATGGTTCTATCATATCAAGGATCAGAAGCAGTTTAAGCGTAAATTCCAAGATTATCGGTTGTGGTTAATTCATATGCAAGGGTTCTGGTATAAAACTGTATTCGAGGAGTATATTGACATGCCCGGACAGCTTGGATTACGGTTTACTATAATCTGGTAGTCTAAAATTTACAAGTCACTATATAGAAAGAATAAGGAGGTTCATAAAATGAACGACGAAAAACGCTATGAATACGATGGTTGGTTTCCAGGAGTAGAAGGAGACGATAATGCATACGGATTGTTCTGGGATACAGAAAACCACTACCAAGCATGTATCAAACCAATGGAAAAAGACGAAGCGGTTGAGCTTTGGCATTCTGTTCAAGAAGAACACGCTGCCGAAGTCAAAGAAGGCGCGTCTAACGTTGGTAAGTACATCGCGATCGGTTGTGGTCTGTTTATCGGGCACAAATTGCTATCGCACTCCGGAGCTTATGGAAAAGCTAAACGTTGGATTTCAAATAAATTCGGCAAAAAGGAAGATGAAGGAATTATTATTTCTGAAGAATAGGAGTTTGGGTATTTTTACCCAGCTCTTATTTTTTTTTTCTAAGGAGTATCAAATGATTAAAGAATTGATTTTAAACAGCTTTGCTAAATGCCTCTCTAAACGAGACCGTGAAGCTCTGAACTCAGCGACCCGTTCGCTTATAGCTAATCCCCGAACTTTTTTGGACAGTAAAACTTTCAATGACTATCAAGACTGGTTATACTACAACGGTGGTAGTGACAGAGCCCTATCCCCAATAACTCTACGTGTATTTAGCTTGGTAGCGGCAAAGTTAGGTATAGCTACAACTGAAGCCTATTTCCTTTGGGTAAATGATCAGCTTATCTTCTACCCTGACGTTCCTGGTAGATTGACACCAACTATGCTTGACTCTCTTATTGCATTGGAGTATCGTGCTAGTAAACTAGTAGATGCAGGTAAGAAGATTTACCTGGCCTACAATATTGAGGACAATTGTATTGGTGTTATGGGTCTATTCCAAAATAAAGCTCGTGGTCAAAAGCCTTTCTACTTGTCAGATGTACGAATCGATATTCCATTCTTCGAGGCTCGACGTCATAACGAAGAAATCAAGCGACTTAATGATATCCGTATTGTACATGGTTTTAAACCAATCCCATCTAAATCTAAAGACGATGGCTACAGTGCTGAGCGTAATACTAAGAAACTTGTTAAGTATCTTAACCCCGATATCACAAACAAGGAATACAAGCGTCAGTACAAGGTCGCTGAGGAAGTTGATTTTAATAAAACTATGCTCCGGCATTTCAAATTATTTAAAGACGGGTTAAAGAAAATATCTAAAGTTGAATTCGCTAACCCTGAATTGATATTCTTAACGATTCAAGCTACAGATAAGTATCCGTTTAACATTTTCATAGACGATGATCTAGGTAAACGCTACTTAGAAAAAGCTATGGCTGTTGTTTCTTTACACTACGAAAATTGGGAGGTTTAATATGGGAGCTAACTTTATTGAGATACCTATTGAAAGGGTTGAAGTACACTTTAAATCATCTGGTAGGATTATTAACCTTAAACCAGAATTTATTGGACCTTATACTACAGATACTTTCTATGCGGATAATACGCCCTACTTATCAACTAATACAGTAGCTATCTTATTTAAGAGAGTACAAGATCATAGCTTTCTAGTGAACTTCAGTGATTGGTCGGTTGTTACTGAGGCAATTAAAAAAGACAATGCGATATTCCGGTTAATCACGCCACCAAGTTTTGATGATATTGACCTAGCACCTAACGATATAGTGTTCAACAAATATATTGATATGTTTGAATTTCATGGATCTATTAAAAAGGAGAAATAACATGGTAGAACAAGTACGTAATTCTGAAGGACGTGTATTTAAGCAGGCATGGGGACCACGCTCATACGCTAAGTCACTATGGGATAGTATCGCGATGTATATGAACCGTCGTGGCGTTATTTATGACCAATGCCGTGAGTTCTCAGAGTATTCTCAAATTACTCGTATTGAATACAGCCGAGCATACAAGTACCATGAGACAATGATTCGTCAGCGGATCAACGAAATCCGTAAGGCAAATGGTCTTAGAACTATCCCGTTGAAATCCAACAATTGGTATCACGAGGATATTGTATTAGAAGGATTGGAGGATTATAAGTATGGAAAAGTCAGCTAAGTATATCTATTTCTTCTTTATCATGGTTATCTTGACTATGATGTACATGGCGCCAACTATGGTGATCATCTGGTTGGCAATGAAGTTTAGTGTATTTAAAGGTATTGGTTTCATCTTCGGTTTCTTCCTATTATTAGGGTATATTATGGCACTGACATCACTGTTTGTAGACCTGAGGGAGGGCGATACCCCACCTGTAAGAGAGCCTGAGGAACCTTGTAAGCTAGTGAACTCTAATGGCTCACCCTTCTCAGTATACCAAGAACTTAGTATATTCGAGAACTATGGGCTGATTAATGTCTACAATCGGTTCTCAGAAGTCCTGAAACGACTGGAGTTCAATAAGAGTTATCTGACTAAGGCTCAGCAACTAGCTTTGATGTTTACTTATCTCAGCTCATGTATGCCGAAAGATATTATTGAAGATGAGTTATTCATCTACAACGAATGGTATCAAGGACGAGTTGCTATATTGTTAGCGATAGATGACCCGTTCAAATACGCATACAACTCAGATTGGTTGAACTTTGTTGAATCAGATATTGAAGGAGACCACTACGTCTTTGTCGTCAACCAGAACAAAGGTGTGACAGCATATAAAGGAACAAGGGACGACCTTGTCGAACAATTTAAATTAGATTGGCCGGAGTAGAAACATGACAGAAAACAAAAAAGTAAAAAGACCTGAAATTAAAGAGGTCAGTAGAAGCATTAAGGATATCTTGGAACCAGCATTTGATATTCTTATGATGGACCCTGCTAACGACAGGGACTATATTGATGATCTACACAAGATCATGCATGAAATAGTTAAAGGTGCACACTATAGATTTGACGCAAATGACCTTTGGGAGCTGTTCCAAATGGATTGCGTATTCATTGGTACGCGGGACAGCTGGGTTAAGCAAACACCTAAGAACCTTATCACGATCGCTCGTATTGCTAATAACTTAGATAAACCTATTATCGACGTCTTTATCCATGAAGAGGCTGATGATAATTACAAATTCGATGTTCGTATTGTAAAACCTAAGAACAATAATGGCAAGAACAAATGGTTCTAACATTTAATGAAGGAGACTACTTTGAGTGATAAAGCAACAAAACATGCAATATTCATTATAGCGTTCACTATGTGTACTGCCTTCTTCTGGGGGTTAATTGGTGTGTTGGTTCTACTATTTATGTGGAACCCGCATTTCTTACCTCTATTAAAAGGTGTATTGATAATATATCTCTTTGGCGTATGGGCTACGTCTGTTTATAAGTTGTGGGTAGGTGCTTACAAAGGTCGTGAGTTTATTATCAGCCCTATCGAAGAGCGGGGGTATGACAACTACTGTACTTATGAAACTACAAAGAAGGATAAGGTGAAGAAAATGTCAAATGACGTTATCAAAGTTAATCTGACTCAGGCTAGTAGCGAAAATGATTTACTCATGGGTTATGTTGCTAGTCTCAAACAAAGCGGTATTATCATCGAGCTTATTAGTGAGAACTATGCCGATAACTGGTGGAACTCACTTGTGGTGTTCACTATGAGCGCTAATGATCTGTATAAGATCCCTGACATTATTGAGGAGCAAATCGTTATGGACGTTGTCGATGAGGAATACGTCACAGATAACGTTAAGGAAATTGCCATCATTGTCTATAACAGCTACTTGGAATAGGAGGAGCGTACTATGGCAACAAATGAAACTAATAACAGACGTAAATTCCTTAAAATGTATGATCCTGAAACTGGTGAATACCTTGGACCATTTGTTAATATGACTCACGAAGAAGCCCATGGTAAGAAGCCAGAAAGTCCTTTTGAATTCCGTATGGATAAAGAAGCCTGGGATAGTCTTAAAATCGAACGTGATGGTGTCCTTACAATCAAGATTGATGAGGAAGGCGCGAATACGATTGCCGAGATTCTTAGCCCTTTCCTTGAAGAATGCGCAAAAGAAATTAAGAATGCTACCAAGAATTCTGCTGAGATCTTCTGCCGTATTACAGATTGTACATATGATACATTCAGTCGCTACGCAGAGAAATACGCGTCATCTATCCCTACGCTATTACCTAATATTGTAAAATCATCCATAGCCACAATTTCATGTGTCGCAGATTTATCTGAAATTATCCTAAACGTGCCAGTGCTTGTATACGCTTTATATTATGAACGATATAATAATAGTATACTCCCATCGTCACAAATGGATATTGTGTTTGACATTGTTAGTGCTATGCTTGAACTGAAAAAAGAAGGTATGATACAATGAAGCTACTATGTAGACCGGATTACTACACCGAGCACCGTGACGAGATACTGGAGTTTGTCAAGCACAAGGAAGACATTATTTTCACCGCTGACCTGCCTGGGGTTAAGACGGACTTTGATTATTTCCTCATTGACAACGACACAGCACGCAAGATATCTTGGCATGTTAGTGAGGTGTATGATAACTTGCTAAAGAACACCAACATTCTGTCTAAGGAAATTGAGGATAGGGTGAATTATGAGACTACTCAGCGCTTCGAATTACCTAAATTCCACTTCGATAGACCAGAATAGTCATTATTTTTACTATAATAAATCTGTAACTTATTACAAAGCTCTTAATAGAGGGAGTGAGATGGAGAGTTTTATACTCATATATTATAGGTAAAATATTAGACGTATTTTTCTACTATTATATACCACTCTCTCTATCGCTTAACTACTTTATTTGCTAGAAAAGGAGAAAAAAATCATGGCAAATACACAACAACTTACACTTGAAAACGTTCGCGTTATCTTCCCTAACTTTGGGGGACGTGTCACAGACCATAACAAACTTGGTTCTCGTGAATTCTCTGCCCGACTAGATCCTGAAGTCGGTGCTGAACTAGCGGCACAAGGTTGGAATGTTAAATTCCCGTCTGAAGATCAGCCTAATGGTAAAATCTTCTTGCCTGTAACTCTGTCTAATGGCCCTACGGTTCAACCATGGATTAAAATTGTCCTAGTTAATAACGGTCAAGGTACTATCGTACAACCAGATGACGTTGAGCAACTTGCTATGCTTGACAATGTCACACCTGGTGCTCGCGCAAACCTTATCCTTAACCCATATCACTGGACAGTTGGGTCTAACTCTGGTATCAAGGCTTATGTTAAGAAGCTTTATATCTACCTAGACGATATCGATCCCGAACTTGCGCCACATATGGAAGAGTTTGAACGCGATATTAACTACTTATAATAATGATTCCCAAAAAACTTGGGAAGATAACCTTGAAGCCCGAGCAATATGAAGCTTGCTCTAAACTTAAATCCGGCTCTATATTAATGGGAGGTGTTGGTTCAGGTAAGACATACACGTCTATATTCTGGGCTGCCTCCCAATACGGAGTCGATTTTTTTACGGAAGAAAGACCTTTGATTGTAATCACTACTGCTATGAAGCGGGACTTGATTGAGAAAGGTGCTGATAAACCCGACTGGCAACAATCTCTGGAAAATTGTGGGATACATAATTATATAGTAGACTCATGGCAAAACATTGAGAAATACTATAATATATCCAACAGCGTTTTTATTTTTGACGAGCAAAGGGTTGTAGGTTATGGTAAATGGGGTAAATGCTTCATTAAGACTGCTTGGAACGATAACAAATGGATATTGCTCTCAGCTACCCCTGGTGATGTATGGATGGACTATATGCCTGTCTTCATCGCTAATAAGTTTTACCGTAATAAGACTGAGTTCGTTTCTCGCCATGTGGTTTGGGATCCGTATGTCAAATTCCCTAAGGTCAAACGCTACATAGGTACTGCCGTTCTTGAGAAATACAGGAACCAAATTATAGTACCCATGGGCGATAGTCGCAAGACAGTAAGACATAGGGATTATGTATATGCTGAATTCGACTCTAAGGCATTGCTAGATTTGGCTAACACAAGATGGAACCCATTCACAGACGAGCCTATATTGAATATTGCTGAGTATACCCAGCTCGTTCGACGTATCGTGAACACAGATCCTGATAGAATTCGTATAGCCGAACACCTAATTAAGACACATAAACGGCTTATCGTCTTCTATAATTTCAACTATGAGTTGGATATCTTAAAGGATATTTGTGAACGCAACAACCTACTATACAAAGAATGGAATGGCCTCAAACATGAGCATATCCCGTCTAGTGATGATTGGATATATCTTGTGCAATACACGGCCGGAGCTGAGGGATGGAATTGTACTACTACAGATTCTATCCTATTTTACTCAGTTAATTATTCATTTAGGAAAATGGAACAGGCAGAAGGTCGGATAGATCGGACTAATACCCCGTACAGAGACTTACACTATACCTATATCACCTCTCTTTCTAAAGTTGATAAGGATATTCTTAAGGCTGTACGAGATAAGAAACGGTTTACAGAGGCCGCTTGGGCTAAAAAACAAGGTTTTGTTCCTATTGATATGCAAATTGAAAAACTTGAGGAGGACTGGTTATATGGCGTCGAGGTTGGAAGCTGACTTCCAAAAGATGGTCGTTAAAAGGCTCAGAGAGGCCTATAGAGGGCTTCTGCTGGTCGCTAAGACAGACCCTGGGTCAATACAAGGGATGCCTGATTTAATCGTTCTATGCGGCTCTCAGTACGCTTTACTGGAGGTTAAACGCTCTGCTACGGCTAAGAAACGTCCTAATCAAGGTTATTATATCGAGAAATTCGGCAAAGATACATTCACTGCATTCATTTATCCTGAAAATGAGCATGAGGTTATCTGGTATATGCTTGAATTCTTCGGTTTAGACCCAAATCTATATTTCCAGGTTGGTGGAAAATAAAGGAGCTATATATAATGTATATTGTAGAATTGACGGGTAGGTATTTCAAGGCACTAGGTGTCGGTTGTCTTTTACATAATGAGACAATGAGAATGCCTTATTTATTTAATACAGTTGGCGATGCAGTTGATTATATTAAATCTACATATAATGTTTCTATATATTTAAAGAAAGTTAGACCCTTGAACGGGAATAACGATATTGTGTATGTCTATAGGTTCTCAGATAGTGATGATGTATCTAAGGAAATTAACATTATCCCATGTAAACTATATTCTAGGGAGGGCTAATATAAATGGAATGGATACCACACTGGAACTTAGTAGGTAAACACGCATTTTTATCCCCATCAGGTTACTCTTGGTTGGGATATGACTCGGATAAGATGGCTAAATCCTATGAGAACAAGCAAAATGTTGCTCGTGGGACAGCCTTACATGAGATGGCGTCACAACTTATTAAGTCAAAAACAGAGCTTGCACCTAAAAAGAAGGCTCTAAACATGTTTGTTAACGATTGTATACGTGAAGGTATGTCGTCTGAGGTGTTATTATACTACTCAGATAACTGTTTTGGCACTGCTGATGGTATAAAATGGGACGCTGATAACAAAGTTCTGCTTATTTATGACCTCAAAACCGGTGTTTCCAAGCCTTCATTTAAACAATTAGACATCTATGCTGCTCTATTTTGCTTAGAATACAACGTAAATCCTAAGAAAATTACCATTATTCAACGGTTGTATCAAGGAAATGGCTTTACTGAACAGGTCACAACGGCCGATAAAGCCCGAATTGATGGTGAAAATGATGGTAATATCGGTTGGATTATGTCACATATTAAGGAAATGAGCAAGATTATTGATGAAAAAGAAGCCGAAATCAGACCATTTAGGTTCTGGTAAGGGTCAAAATGGTAGGATAAATGTGTAAAATTCTACAGTTTTTGAACAAAATCGCTAATTTGCCCCTGACAAAAGTGGATCAAAAGTCGTGATTTTCCCCAATTTTCCCCAAAAAAAAGTTGGGGATAGAGTAAAAAACTTGGGGATTTTGCCCATTTTTGGCCCATTTCCCCACATTTGACCTACTTTTGATCCGACTTTTGATCCACTTTTTTGGGCCCTTTTTTGCTATAATGTATGAGTAAATTTAGGCCTATTTTTGCATGTTTTTTAGAGGTTTTTCAGTGCTTAAAAAGTGGATCAAAAGTCGGATCAAAAGTCCCGGAACTTTGGTGATTTTGGTCTTTTCCCCAAGTTTTCCCCAAGTTTTTCTATAAATCCCCAAGTTGAATGTGGGGAAAATTAAAAAGCTTGTCAGGGGCAAATTTGGAAAAAAGGGGTCATTTTGGCCTATTTTTGGCCTATTTTTGCTAAAATAAATTAGTTTTCCCCAAAATCCCACGTTTTTTTCAGAAAACTTTTAAATATATTAATTAAGATTATATGTGTTTATTGTGGTATATTATGCATATTTATATATTGTTATAAATTATATATATATTATATTATTTTTTAATAATCTCGCGCGTACGGGAACTATAATATAAATATATAAAATTACCTAAATAAATAAGGTTTTTTAATCAATATATATAAAAAGTTTCTGAAAAAACGTGGGGATTGTGGGGAAAACATATTTATTAAAGTTTTTAGAGGTTTTTCGAGGAATTTCTGATTTTTTAAGATTTTTGAGAAATTGGGTTATATATCACAACCTTTTATTTTGAATGGGATGTTGATGTGAGTTCCAAACTGCACATAATTTTATATGCGAGATTTACGTCGGTTAGTGCTGGCATAATATTTACCTCCTTATAAAATATTTTTGAACTTCATAATACATAATCAACAAAGCAGATTTTTTACTCCCTACATTACATTTTTTCATGATTTCTTGTCGAGTGGTACGTCCAATAGTTTTCCAATCGACAACAACCCATATTCATTTTATGGACCTTTTCATATTTTCTACGTTACATTTTTGCTGTTAAGCGGTTGAAATAGGTTATGTAAAAAGTTATTAACTTGAGTCTGAACTTGCATATTTAAAATTGTGTGCGGTTTAGAATTCATATCGATATCCAATTGGGAATAGGATAAAATGTTATGATTTTTACGATTTTTCGAGATTTCTAGAAACAAAATGGCTAGAATAGGCCTGAGAGGCTCATATTCGCGCTCTACGGCGTTTTAAGCATATAGTCGGTAAATAGTTCCACTTTGTGCTAAAATCGCTCTACGGGCCTGCTAGGGCCTTAAATGACGTGCTGTAAAATGCACGATTTTTATTATTTTGAGGAGGGTTTTGCATTGGATTTCAAAAATGTCTTCGAAAATGAAGACGAAATCATGGACGATTTAAGTCAACTTTCTGATGAAGGACGAGAAATTATCCTCAAACATTATGGGGTAAAAAGACGTTCTGGTCGTTATCCTTGGGACCCATTATTGCATTTACCGAAGAACTATAAGTTCATCGAAGAGCGGGATGAGCTCAAAAAACGGGGTCTTTCCGACAACGAAATTGCAAAACAAATGGGACTTTCAACCACAACTTATCGCTCAAAAGTGACGATTGCCAAAGAGGAATTGAAGGAATATAATATGCAACGGATTGCAAAATTGCAGGCCGAAGGCAAAATTATAGACGATATTGCTAAGGAAATTGGTACTACTGGGCAGACCGTTCGCAACTATATTGACGAAATGAACAACCCAAATAAGTCCTCTCGAGCACAAAGAGTACAGACTGAAGCGGTTGCGGACTCGTTAAAAGACGCTGTAAAACGGTCAAAATACGTTGATGTGGGTAAAGGTGTAGAGGTTCAGATGGGTATTTCCAAGGAAAAACTCAAAGCTGGACTAAATGCACTGGTCGAATCTGGTGATTATGAGGTTCATAGCCTCCGAATTGCCCAGGTTACAGACAAAAATAACTCCACTCCAGTCAAAGTATTGACAAAAGCGGGGGTTGAACGGAAAGATATCTATAAAAACATGGATAAAATCCGTCCGGTTGAGGAGTTTGCTATCGATGGAGATAGTAGAATGTTTCAACAAATGGAGCGTCCTAAGTCTATTGGGTGGGATCGTGTGCATATTCGTTATGCAATCCCCGAAGGACAGCGTGGTCATGGTACAAATGATGACGGATCTACAATGGACGGAGCTATGTTCCTACGCCCTGGTGTAAAAGATCTTAATTTAGGTAAAGCATCTTATGCACAGGTCCGTATTGCTGTAGGTGATACGCATTATCTTAAGGGCATGGCTTTATATGGTACCGAGGAAATGTTTAAAGACGTTCCAAAGGGTACTGATATTATATTCAATACCAATAAAACAAAAGATAAGGCGCCTCAAGATGTATTAAAACCTTTGAAAAAGAACCCTGATGGTGGTGCACCTATTGATGGACCTAACCCATTTGGTGCTACAGTAAAACGTCAGAATGTTCTTATCGATTCTAAAGGAAACCCTGTATATAAAAAAGGGGTTACTGATAGACATGGTAATAAGGTTGCAGAAATTGGGTCTGTCAATATTGTAAATGAGGAAGGCGACTGGGCTAACTGGTCTAAGACTTTATCCTCACAATTCTTATCCAAACAACCTACGACTGTTGTTCATGAACGTTTGAAGGCTACTCTAAAACAAATCGATGATGAGTATGATAGCATCAAGAAAGTAAACAACCCGGTAATTAGAAAACAATTGTTGGATTCATTTTCATCTGATCTGGAATCTAAGCAGGTACATATGAAAGCGGCAGCTCCTAAAGGATTTCAGGGGCATGTTATCTTACCTGTTCCTGATATGAAGGAGAATGAAATCTATGCTCCTAATTATAAAAACGGGGAACGTGTGGTTCTTGTTCGATATCCTCATGGGGGTCGATTTGAAATGCCTGAGCTCACTGTAAATAATAACAGTGTCGCTCGTAAAATGATATCTAAGAACAGTCCTGATGCTGTGGGTATCCACCCTAAGGTCGCTGCTAAAATGTCAGGGGCTGACTTTGATGGGGATACAGCATATCTTATTCCTAATAACAAAGGGAAGTTTAAGACAGCTAACAGCTTAAAAGAGCTGGCTAACTTTGATCCTAATATGTATCAAGATAAGCCGGGAACATTTAAGCCTATCGAAAAGAAATACCAGCAAACTTTGATGGGGGTCGTTTCTAACCTCATTACGGATATGACATTGCAGGGTGCACCAACGAGTGAAATTGCGCGTGCCGTAAAACACTCCATGGTCGTAATCGATGCGGAAAAACACAAGCTAAATTATAAACGGTCTGCTGAAGAAAACGGGATCGATGCATTAATGAAGCGGTATATGACCCACGTCGATAGAATTAAATACGGTGAGCTGGAAAGATATAATCCTAAGACTAGGAAAATCGATAGGGTAGTCGATCCAGATACACTTAAAAAAGATTTAAATCCGGATGCTAAATATACATCGGCCTCCACAATTATATCCCGCCATAAACAAACCGTCATAACTGACGGGTACCAGGTAGAAGTGCCGGATCCAAAATCAAGCACTGGTAAAACAAAAATGGTATGGCGAAATAAAAAAGAAACATATCTTGTGAATATGGTGGAGGATGCTAATATATTCTTAGGGCCTAACGCTACAAAAACGGAGCATCATTACGCGGACTACGTAAATGAATTAAAGGCATATAAAAAACGGGTAGACGCTGAGTCAGCGGATATCAGGATGCCAGCCCGTGATCCTAAGGCTGCTAAGATTTATGCATCAGAAGTCTTGTCAATGAAAGATAAAGTTAATCAAGTTAAGATTAATCGTATCAAAGAGAGACAAGCACAACGTATGGCTGAAGTATCAAGTAAAGCTGAGATTGCTCGACGATCTGAAGACGAAGTCTTGAAGAAGGATGACATCTCCCGGATCAAGCAGCAAGCCCTGAACAAGGCTCGTGCCCAGCTTGGTACAGGCAGGAACCCTGTCACAATCACCGATGATGAATGGGATGCAGTACAAGCTAATGCTGTATCGGGTACGTTATTAAAAGAACTGGTATCCTTTATGGATGACGCCCAGCTTAAGACACTAGCTACACCACGTCCTAACAAAGTTATGACTGACGCTAGAAAGAACAAAGCCAAGGCGTTACTTGCAAATGGTTACACAATCTCTCAAGTTGCTGAAACTTTAGGGGTCAGTCCAACAACTATTGGGAAGATCAAGAACGAATAGTTTAGTGGGTTCTCAAACCCTACTGTTCTTGTGTGCCTACCGCAAAGGGAATAGGTATAGCTATTGGCTATAAGCTTAGGCTAATCTATCTCTATCCTATAAAGAAAGGAGACTACTCATGTTAACTACCGAAGACAATCCATTCGATCCTTGGACTCAGTATGACCTTTGGCGTGAGTGGGACATTAGTCATGGTTACAATCTTGAGTCTTACATTGCAACACTAATGCCAATGCTCACTTCTGCATCGATAGAAGACTATGAACATGCTTGGTCAGTTGCTGTTTCTTCAATTCTGGAACAAAACATCTTTGGAAACTTGAAGCTTGTTCCTAAACCCGCTGATTATGAGGAGGACCTCACTTTCCTCGAAGATTCTGAAGATGATATAAAAATTTGATACCCCCGGGGGGTCTGATTACAGCCCTCCCTTTCTTTGCATCGGCGCTGGTATCAAAAATTCCCCCGTTGCGATTTTTTTCAAAATGGTTTTGGATTCTAACAGGCCGATATTAAGATCGGTTTCTGAGGCTATACGTGTTTGGCTCCTTTTCCGTATAGTCTTAGTCTATAGGTGCCTTAGACAGGACTTTGGTTACTTGTAAAACTAACTTAAAGTCGGTCTATTTGAGTCCAAAAGCATAAGAAAGGATTCGACAACACAAATAAAGAAAGGAAAAGTCAAGTGGCAACTAGTAAAACTACATACAAAGTTGTGGCCCCTGCTGGAGTTTACATTCGACAGACACCACAACAGTCAGAAGACAATGTTGTTCGACTGGCAGATAATGGCGAACGCCTAATTGTTCTTGAAGTTGGCTCTGAATGGGTTAAAACTGAAGAAGGTTATGTGATGAACCGTCCATACATCATCGAGCCAGATACTACTAAACCTAAGAAACAAAAGGAAGAGGCTGAATAGTTATGACAAATGAAGTTGCTAATTATGATACTCCTCAACGGGCCTATAAACCTGCACGTTCGCCTGAACAGCGTGAAATGCAAATGATGGCACTTGCGATGGAGCTATCAGAAAAGCGTCTTCAGGAAGGAACTGCTTCGGCTTCGGAGATCGTATACTGGTTAAACCAAGCAAGTCCTAAAGCTCGTCTTGAGCGCAAACAACTTGAATTACAAGCGGAGCTATTGCAAGCACGTATCGATTTGATTCGTAGTGACCAACAAGCTGAACTTGACTTCAAAGAAGCGCACAAAGCGTTCCAAGGTTATGCTGGTAAACCATCTGATGTTATTGAGGGGACTTTCTATGAGCAATAGATTGTCCTACAAAGAAATGTCTAAACTCGAATCCTATACGGAACGATTGGAATACCTTAGACTTCGTGGAATTCAACATGAGGCTCCAAGAGATATTTCCAACCCTTTCTATAAATCAAGAGCCTGGCTTAACTGTCGAAACGAAATCATTCGTAGAGATCTTGGACAGGACCTTGGTGTAAGAGGTCTTTATGTTGACGGTGTTATCACTGTCCATCATATGAATCCTCTGACTAGAGAAGACATTGAGAATCTGACCGAGAATTGTTTCGATCCTGACGGACTTATCACGGTCTCTGATTATACCCACAAACGAATCCACTACGATCAGAAGGAGTATCAAGAATGGGTGGAACGTAAACCGGGTGATACTAAACTATGGTAAGGATGAAATGAATGAATACAATCTATGAAGACATTCTTAACTTCGTCGGTGTATTACATGATTCAGATCCCGAGTCCAATAAAGTTGTAAAAACTCAGATAGGTTTGGCTATCGATACTGCCTTAGGTATTCTTGTACAAAACGGTATAGGACATACTTGTAGTGTTGTCGCTAATCCAGATCTTACATGGGGTGACTTTTTCTATGGGCATATCGATGATCTGGATGAAGGTATAAAACGACGACTTGATAACATGTCTTTTGCTAAGACGTTTGTTGGTATCAGCGTCATGATTTCTTATGACCCACCACAAGCATCTGTCCTTACGGCACTAAAAGAAGCTCGTGACGAAAATCTCACTCGAGCTCGTTGGGAGGTGGAATATGTCAATAGAGACATCTGATGATGTATTACTTCACTCTGGTCGTAAAGGGATGAAGTGGTATCAACATATCTTTGGCTCTCGTCGCGCTGGTGTATCTGGTAGACGTCAAAAGTCAAGGTCGCAAAAAGCAGTTGCTAAGGCTGTAGTCAAGCGTAAAAAGTCTATGCCTGTTGATGAATATCAGCGAGAGTTAGAAGTCATCAATCTATATCGTCATAGAGACAAAGTATCGACTAAAGCGCTCAAAGCCAAAATCGCTAGAATTGAGTCTGAACGTAAGCTTAAAGAACTCGCAGAAGCTCCAGGTAAAGCTAGAGCCGAAGCTCTTAAGAAAAAGCAACAAGCTCGACTTAAGTTCATAGGGAAAGCTATCTCTGCTGGTATTGATGTTTATAGTAAGATCCCATCTTCGGTTGCTACGAAGAACATCAATAAATCCGATACTAAGGCTATTGAGAAGGCCATAAAAGACTTTAAGACACGTCAAGAATGGGCTAAAGCATTTAAAGATGTACCCATTACTATGACCAACTTTACACAATCTGTGAATATTCGAGGCGTCGATATCTATGTGCCTGAGAGTATTCAGAAGAGCGGTGTAATCAAACACTATGCTAATAACGAGAATAGAGGTAAATAAAATGGGTGAAAACATTAATGGGGTATATATCCCATCAAATGAGGACTTATTGCAACACTACGGTAAGAAAGGTATGAAGTGGAAAAAGCGTAAAGGCGTAGTAGCCGATGCTGCAGAAGCTCTTACCGAAGATCTTGCATATGCTGCTGATAAGAGAGCTATTGACGAACATGTTAAAGACGCTTTGCGTGATAAACAAACAGTTGAACGTAACATGGCCGACAACATTAGTAAGATTAAAAGCGGCGTTCGGAATGGTAAAACTGAAAATCCAGCCGAACAAAAATATCATGATGCTTATATGCGTAATGCGAAAGCTTATGAAAAAGTTGCTAAAATTCTTGAAGCACGTCGTAAACATGCTAAAGATACAGCGGCAGCACATGCTAAAGACGTTAAGAATAGACGTAAATAACGCCTTTAAGGAAAAGGAGTAACCAGTGGTATTTAGCAACACTGCGGTTCCTGTCGAGTACGGTAGATTTAGAGACGCTGTAATACGCGGTGAGATTCCTGTATGTCGCGAGGTCTCGATGCAGATGAACCGAATCGATGCGGATATCGCCAACCCAAATTATTATTACGATAGCGACGCTATTCAAGGGTTTATTGACTTCTGTGAGAATGAGATGACCCTGGTTGATGGTAGACCATTGACCCTATTGCCTACTTTCCGTCTTTGGGCAGAAGACTTACTAGCTTGGTTTGAGATCAAGGAAGAGAAGGTCTATGACCCACACACTGGAAAATTCAAAATAGTTAAACATAAGCGCAGACTTAGAAACAAACAATATCTAATTGTCGCCCGGGGTAACGCCAAGTCTCTATATGCAACTCTACACCATGCCTATGGTCTGGTAATCGACACGAACTCCACACAACAAGTAACAACCGCTCCTACTATGGCTCAGGCAGAAGAGGTGTTATACCCGTTTGCTACAGCTATAACTAAAGCGGCCAGTTCGACCGAAGGGTTCCCTTTATTCAGAGTTCTTACTAAAGGCTCTAATAAAGCTCGTACCCAAAAGTCGCAAGCTCAACTTGCTGTTACGAAAGACGGTATTGTTAATAAACTGACAAACTCCATACTACAGGTTAAACCTATGACTCGTAGTAAACTTCAAGGATCTCGTGCCAAGTATGCTAGTGTCGATGAGTGGCTATCTGGTGATATCAAAGAGGATATCATCGGTGCCCTTGAACAATCTGCTTCTAAAGACGGTATTGACGACTACATTATCTTAGCCGTATCCTCTGAAGGTACAGTACGTGACTCAGTAGGGGATGCTATTAAGAAAGAACTTCTTGATATTCTTCGTGGCCAGTACTATGATCCACATACTTCTATCTGGTATTATCGTTTAGATGACCTCGCAGAGGTGGCTAATCCCGACATGTGGATGAAGGCTTGTCCTAACATCGGTATTACAGTTTCCTATGAAGCTTACCAACGTGATGTTAGACGGGCTGAACACTCTCCTGCGAACAGGAACGATATCCTGGCTAAACGGTTTGGAATACCTGTGGAAGGGACGACATACTTCTTTACTTTCGAAGAAACAGAACTTCATCGAAGGCAGAACTTCAGACGTATGGAAGTTTCAATGGGTATGGATGCTTCTCAAGGTGACGACTTCTGGGCGTTCACTTGGATCATACCTCTTGGTAGAGGTAGATACGGTGTACAAACAAGGTCGTATGTTTCGGAAGTTAAATACCTACGGCTTAACTCCGCGGCACAACAAAAGTACGATCAGCTTCAAGCTGAAGGGACATTGATTATACTACCCGGTAACTATCTTGACTGGGAACAAGTATATGATGATGTTGAGCGGTACATCGACGAGATGGAATGGTCTGTTATCTCATTCGGATACGACCCATATAATGCTGCTGAGTTTGTTGATCGTTGGACTATGGAAAACGGAGACGTTGGTGTCGAAGTCGTACGACAAGGTGTTAGAACTGAGTCTGTTCCTCTAGGTGAAATTAAGAACATGGCGACATCTCGCGACCTTATTTTCTTCGAGGAACTTATGAAATACGCAATGGGTAATGCTGTTGTAATTCAAGACAATAACGGTAACTACAAACTTTCCAAAATGCGAAGCAATGAAAAGATCGATAACGTTGCCGCTTTGATGGATGCTTGGGTTGCCTATAAACGTAATAAGGAGGCATTCTTGTAGGATGGTAAATAACCCCTTAGGATCATGGAACGCATTCATGTCAACCCGCAACGGGCTCGACTATGATGAGTCATTAGTTTCCGGCTCTGGTTGGGGACGATCGACAAGTGCGCTTCGTGGTTACAATTTCAAACGTCAAGATTTAGTGAATAGTATTATCTCTATGATTGCTCTTGACGTCGCAATGGTCGACTTTAAACATTTAAAGATCAACGAAGAAGACGGTAATCAAACCCCTGTAGAGTCAGGTTTGATCGATTGCTTAACACTGTCTGCTAATATTGACCAAACTGGTCGTGCATTTATTTACGATTTGGCCTGGTCACTATTGGAAGAGGGTACTGTAGCGATTGTCCCCGTTGATACGACTACAAAACCGAATGATGAAGGATCTTATGATGTCCTATCTATGCGAGTAGGTAAGATCATGCAATGGTATCCTCGAGCTGTTCGGGTTAGGGTCTACAATGATCAAAATGGTTTAGAACAAGACCTAACTTTATCTAAGCAATCTGTGGTTATCTTAGAATCTCCTTTGATTGGGTTACTTAAAGACCAGAACGCTACTCTACGATTGATAGAGCAGAAGATGGATCTTATGTACGCTCAAGACAAGGCGATTGTGGCAGGTCGTTTGAATGGTTTCATTCAAGTACCATACGCTACTAAGAGTGAACATAGGCAGGCTTTAGCGCAAGACCGTAAAAAGAAACTCGAAGAAGAACTAGCTAATAGTCAGTTCGGTATTGCTACCTTGGATGCGAATGAGAAGTTCATTCACACTGGTGGTAATATCATGAACAACCTTGTTGATGACTTACGTAAGTTACAACAAGATTACTATAACCAAGTTGGTATCTCTTCTAAGATTCTTGATGGTACTGCGGGGCAAGCTGAGCTTAATCTTTATTACCATCGAGCAGTAGACCCTGTTCTACAGACTATTGTCGATGGTCTTAATAGAACGTTCTTAACCAAGACCGCTAGAACGCAAGGTCAGGTAATTCAGTATTATCGTGACCCATTCCGTATGTTACCAGTTGAACAACTAGGTACTGCGGCAGATCTCTTTGCTCGGAATGCAATATTTACTTCGAATGAAATCCGTGCAATGCTAGGTCGAGCACCTCACCCAAGTCGTATCGCAGATATGCTCTTCAATAAGAACATCTCTACTGGTATGGACCTAATGGGTATTGGTGATCCTAATGGTACAACCCAGGGGTATCCTGAAATCTACAACGATGGCCAAGGTGGGTATGTCGATGCGGACGGAAATCCGGTAGATGAGTATGGACGTCTCTTGGATGTATAAAATTTTTATGGAGGTTTTCTAGTTGCAAAAGAAGGCTGATTTTGCCGGATGGGTAACTAAGAACGACATTCGATGTAGTGATGGTGTCACGATTCGTCATGATGCATTTCTACAAAGTGATGGCGCTCAAGTTCCTATCGTTTGGCAACATGATTACTCCAGTCCCTCAAATGTGTTGGGGTACATGAAACTTCAGCATCGTGACCAGGGTGTCTATGGGTATGGGTATCTAAATGATACAGAACATGCTCAAGACACTAGAGTCCTACTACAACATGGTGATTTGAACGCTATGTCTATTGGGGCTCGTGGTATCCGAAAGAACGGTAACGACGTAATTCATGGTGAAATCTATGAAGTAAGTCTAGTTCTCAAAGGTGCCAATCCTGGTGCGCTGATCGAACATGTTATGCTCCATAGCGCATACGGGACTGAAGAGTACGAAAGCGACCGTGCTACCATTCACACTGGTATCACGCAGGAACTCATTCATTCAGATACTGAAGATGAGTTAGAAGATAAAAAGGAGGGACACATGTCTCGTACATATGAGGAACTGTTAGAAGGTCTAACTGATGAAGAGGTTGAAACTCTCCTCGGTGGCGTTCTAGCTGACGTTGATGCCGCTTTGCAAGCTGAAGAAGCTGAAGAAGCAGAAGAAACTGAAAAAACTCAAAATGAGTTAGAAGTTAACGGTTTGGACGAAGAAGTCGCAACCGAAACTGTTGACGGAGCTACAGAAGACAATGAAGTCGCTGTAGAATCTAGTGCAGATGCTGGTGATACAGTATCACATTCTATTTTCGAAGGAGAAGAAGTTTTGAAACATAATCAATTCCAAGGGACTACTAATACTGCTGTATCTGAAGCAGAATTGGATACTTTACTACAAAGCGCGATTCAAGGAAACGCAACTTCATTCGCAGGCGTACTTCGTGCTAACGACGTTCTAGGTGAAGACTCACTTCAACACGGTTTGGTAGGTATGGAAACATTGTTCCCACAACCTGCTACTAACGGTGGAATCAATGTCTACAACCCAGGCTCACTTAACATCGACAAGATCATGGGACAATTCGGTAAGTCTCCACTTCCTCGCGTTAAGAATATGTTTGCTAACCTTACAGAAGACGAAGCTCGCGCTCGTGGATACATCAAAGGTAATCAAACTCTTGACTCTATCGAAGAAGTTTACTTCCGTGAAACTACTCCAGGATCTGTTCACCGTCGTGAAACAATCGATCATGATGATTTGATCGACTTGCAAGATGGCGGATTTGCTGCTGTTAACTTTATCCAACAAGTTCAAATGGCTAAGTTCAAAGAAGAAATCGTTAAAGCCGCTTTCTTGTCTGATGGACGTCCATTGACACTTTCTGACGGTAAACGTAACCCTGAAAAGATCAGCGAAAAACATATTCGCCCTATCATCAAAGATGATCCATTGTTCGTAATCAAAGTAACTGCTGCTACATTTGAAACTGCAGTTGACGAAGTGATCGGTAAAGCATTCCCTGCATACCAAGGTTCTGGTAAACCATGTCTTTACATCAACCCATTTGACTTGGCTAAATTGAAGACTCTTAAAGACAAGAACGGTCGTTACTTGTATGCTCCATCTATGGACAACAACCAAGTACCTGGCAACGCTAACATCGCTGCATACTTCATGTGTGATGAAGTTGTTGAATACCGCGCCCTTCCTCAAGGAACATTCATCATTGGTAACCTTGTAGACTATCAATTCGGTATGTCTAAGAACGGTGAAATCGCTACATTCGATAGCTTCGATATTGACTTCATGCAACATAAATACTTGATGCATGCTCGTATGTCTGGTGCTATCCGTACACCTAAATCATTCATCGTCGTTACTGTAACAGATAAAGCTGCTGCTGACGAAGCTGTTGCTAACTTCGATTCTACTGGTCTTAAGACTAAACCAACTTGGACTGTACAAACAGACCCAACTGAATTTAAAGGTGTAGGTGCTAAGGCTGTAGATTATGATGCTACAGTTAACGGAGTTGCTATGACTGAGGAAGAAAAGAAACTTGGTGATGTTGAAACAGCTCCAAAACAAAAGAAACCTAAAAAAGCTGAATAGTCTTTGAAAGTTAGGAAGGTAACGAAATGACAAAAGCTGGAATTAGACTTATCTTCCGTTCCAAAGAGACAGAAGAAGTTGAAATTGGGGATCATCGTTATACCTATACGGTATCCCCTTTGTTAATTGCTAGAATATCTAGTAAATCATATACACATGATGATACAGATTCCATTAATCAGAATACTAAGTCTAAACTAAGGTTCGATGTCTTACTACCAAATGATGCATCGGACAGAGTGAATAGAATTAGTCACATTCTGTATATGGGGTCTTTCTATAAAGTTGGTGCAATCAGGCCTTATCCGCCTAGAGTGTCACTGACAGTAGAAGATCTTGAGTTATCCGAACTGAAATCTGAATTAGAACAGCGTGTGAATGAAGCTGCTCGAAAATCTCAAAATGAATTAAAAATTGATGCATTTGATCATTTAGGTGTGTTGATGGCTCCTCCCTCAGAAGCAGATGAGCTCAAGAAAGGTCTTATGGTACTGAAGGACGATATAATTCAAGTTTGGGATGGCGAGAAGTATCTTGATATCCTTAAGTTTATTAAAGAGCACACGAATGTCGCCTGTATTCCTAATACTATAAACAATGCAGTTACACCTAGTTCTGAAGGTGCAACTAATGCGGGAGTTTCTCCTGGTATATCGCCTGGCGTGTCTAGTGGATTAGTCCCTGGTACACCTATTCCTGATACCGATCACACTCATTGGGATGAATTATAGGTGATAGTATGAAGAGTAGAGAGTCAGTTCTTAGAAAACTAAAGGATAATATCGCTCCTAATATCTACTTCACGCCTCCTGATGATGTAATACTTAAGTTTCCAGCTTGTGTTGTTACTAGGGAAGACTTTGACATTCGTAAGGCAAACAATACGCCTTATATTTCCAGTATGGGGTATAAGATCGTATACATGTCTAAGAACGAGTCTGATGAAGTATTTATGAAGATCGCAAATACCTTTAGGTATTCTGCTTTTAGATCGGAATATAAAGTTAATGGTTTATATCACAAAGTGTTTGTGGTTTATGTTTAGAAAGGAATGTCGATTTGGCTACAGTAGAAGAGGTTGTTAATTATGCCCGTTCTTTAGCGGATCAAGGAGTCGGTACTGATGCTGACGGTTCTTATGGAACTCAATGTGTCGATTTACCAAACAGTATCTCCCAAATTTACTTTGGTAAGATCTTGTGGGGTAATGCTATCGATCTATTGGATTCTGCCGCAAGTCTAGGGTATGAAGTTGTATATGATGCAGTGGGTGTAAACCCTCGAGCAGGGGCTATCTTTGTTATGGATACAACATACTTGTACGGTCACTCTTATGGCCATACAGGTCTTGTTATCGAAGACTCGGATGGTTATACGATCAAGACTATCGAGCAGAACATTGACGGAAATGCTGATTCATTATACGTCGGTGGTCCAGCACGATATAACGAACGTAACTTTGACGGTATTGTTGGATGGTTCTATCCTCCATATACTGGTCTTCCTCAAGGAGACCCTGTCATCGCACCACAACCAGAGACTCCAGCGGATGAGGTTGTTGTAAACGAAGAAACTGCGAAATTCACAGTACGGGTTGCTGGACTTAATGTCCGTACGGAACCACATCTTACTGCGGAAATTGTGGAAGTTTACACACCAGGACAAACATTTATCTATGATCAATGGATGGATGCTGATGGATATCGTTGGTTGTCTTACATCGGTGCAACTAGTGGTAAGCGACGTTATGTTGCTTGTGGTAATGTTGAAAACGGCGAACGCATTAATGCATTTGGCGAATTTTCAGAAGCTTAATTTTTGGAGGAATTTTTAAATGACAAAATTAGTTTGGGATCAGGATACTAAACGTTTATACGAATACGGTGTTGACAACGGGGTTCTTTTCCTTAAGAAGAGTGATGGTAGCTACGAAAAAGGTGTAGCTTGGGATGGTTTGACTAAAGTTTCAGAATCACCAGAAGGTGCTGAATCTACAGCTAAATACGCAAACAACAAGAAATACCTTAACTTGCGCTCAGACGAACGCTTCAAAGGACAAATCTCTGCGTACACTTATCCACAAGAGTGGAACAAATGTCAAGGTAAACGTAGCCCGATCACTAACGGTGCTGGCGGTAAGAAAGAACTTGCTGGTGTGACTGTATCTGGTCAAGCTCGTTCTGACTTCGGTCTTTCATACCGTACTGGTATCGGTAATGATACTGAAGGTTTGGATCATGGATACATTCTTCACCTTGTTTACTCAGCATCTGCTGGTGTATCAAGTAAAGAGTACCAAACAGTTAACGAAAGTCCAGATGCTCTTGAGTTCTCTTGGGACTTCGATACTGTACCAACACCAGTTCCAGGTATGAAACCAACTGCGCACGTTGAAATCAACAGCACTTTGGTTGACAAAGACAAACTTACTGAACTTGAAAAGAAAATTTATGGTTCTGCCGATTCTGAACCAACTCTTCCATCACCAGAAGAAGTGTTCACTACTCTCGGTCTTGTCGCTGGGTAATTAGAATTTAACGACGCGGGATAGGGGTTGGACAACTAAGGTCATGTTGGCGTCAAAAATTCAAAATGAAATATAAATCTACATTAAAGGAGTATAGAGATGATTTCTAAAACAGTAACTTATAACAACTTAAACACTGGGGAACCAGTAACAGAGGAACTTTGGTTCCACTTACGTAAAGACGAAATTATTCGTATCATGGGTCGTGCTAAAAAGGATTGGGATGACTATATCAAAGAAATGATGAGCCGTGAAGACGTTGATGAGATCTTCGACTTCGTTGAATCTATTCTTAAGATGGCTTACGGTGAACGTTCTGAAGATGGCCGTACTTTCCGGAAGGATAAGAAAGCCCAAGAAGACTTTGCTAACTCGGAAGCATACTCTGAACTATTCATTGATATGATTACAGATGCAGTATCTGCAGATGGTAAAGAAACTTCTAAGTTCTTTAGCGCCCTTGTAGGTGATCCAAACAAAGGAACTGTTCCGGAATCAGTTTCTAAACTCAAGAAATAAGATAATTGAGGGGTAAATTTACACCCCTCTTTTATTTTTATTTGATAGCGAGGTATATATGTTAGTTATTGATACACCCGATCGGGAATATTATAATGAGGACACGTATCAATTCATAACTATACCAGGTCGCCGTTTACATTTCGAGCATAGTTTAAAAACTGTTGCGGAGTGGGAGACATTATATCGCAAGCCTTTTTTAACTCGAGAGGAAAAGACCACTGCTGAGCTCTTTGACTATTTCTTAATAATGTGTCAAGAGGATATAAGCTACTCGGATTTAACACCAGATGTAATCGAACAGATTTCGTTATATCTGGAGGATAAACCAACAGCTACAGTTATCAATCCAGTGGAGAAACCAAGTAATAACGGAATGGTTATGACGTCAGAGGTTATATATGCGTATATGGCCAATGCGAGGGTTCCATTCGAATGTGATACTTGGAATATTCATAGGCTCTTAACTCTTTTAGGTGTCATTGGTGAATTCAATGCACCTAAGAAGAAGAAGTCTACGAGTCAAATATTGGATGACTATGATCGTATTAATAATGAACGGCAAGAGAAAATTCGTAAGATGCGAGAGGAGCGTGAACGAAATGCGAATAAAGGTGCAGACAATTAAGAAGAAAACTGGGTTGTCTACAATGGCTAAGAAAGCCGAAAACATGGATTCAGTTCGACATGCTTTACAATCTCGTGGACGGAGTGGATTGAGCCGGCTGATTTCTGCTACTCCTAAACGATCAGGGTCAACAGCTTCTTCTTGGGGTATGGAGGTTGAAAAATCTCAAAATGGTTTAAGTTTATACTATTCTAACTCTAAGAAGATTAAAGATGGTACCCCTCTTGTTGTGCTTATTGTTAACGGCCACGGTACTGGTACTGGTGGATATGTTCCTGCTAATAACTTTGTTACTCCTATTGTAGATTCTATTGCAGATGAGATATTGAGGGAGGTGGAAAAAGTAATTGAGTAGACAAATAATTGAAGAACGTCTTATTAAGCTCGGTATTGATAATGAACAGTTCAAGACAGGTCTTAAAGAGTCCTTATCGTCTCTTGAAGACTTAGATAAATCCCTTGCAAAAGTCGATGGTAAATCTAGCTTTGCAAATACCGAGAAAGCCACTAAATCTCTAGGTCGCTCCCTTACCGAATTAATGGGCTCTGCCCCTAAACTAGGGGATATGTATATGGGCGCCTTTAATAAAATCGGATCTGCTGTTGGTAGTGCGACAGGAACCTTTAGTAAATTTGCATCTGGTGTCTTAAACTTTGTTTCTCCTATAACATTGGGCGGGAAACAAGCGTCTGAGGCTATTCAATCCATTGACACCTCTGTACAACAGACTAGCGGTAAATTTAGCATGCTGCAATCGATAGCATCTGTTGCCTTGGGTAATATTGCCGCTAATGCCACAATGGCGGGCTTGTCTATGGCAAAGAATTTTGCAGGTAAGATACTCCACACAATCGCTCCGCTTAAAGCAGGGTTTGGTCAGTTTGAGGACAAGGTTAACTCAGTAAACATGTTGGTTGCTGCATTGGGTAAATCTGAGATGGGTCATATTACTGGATCCCTTGACGAGTTGCAAAAGTATGCGGAAACAACCAAATACTCAGTTAAGCAAATGCATAACTCACTTGCTCAGTTCGTAAATGCCGGGGTGGGTCTTGATGATGCCACTACTGCTTTGAAAGGTTGGGGTAACCTGGCCGCTTCTGCTGGTGCAAGTACAGACGGATTTAACCGCTCACTCCAATTCGGGGTACAACAAGCATTGCAAATGGGTATGATGAATACTCAGAACTGGATGTCTGTTGAAAATGCGGGTATGGCAACTAAACGGTTTAAAGATATCTTGGTCGAAACTGCTAAGGCTTTAGGACAAAACGTTGACTTATCTGAAGGATTCCGGGGGTCTCTTAAAGACGGCTGGTTGACTAATGAAGTATTAATTAAATCCCTTGAACAGCTTGCTAACGATGAAACTTTGAAGAAGATGGCTTCTGACTTCCATACCTTTGGTGAAGCGGCAGAGGCTGTTGCAGACCAAGTAACATCTGGCTGGGCTCGTGTATGGGAAACCTTATTCGGTCAGGCAGGTAGCGATGAGCTTACTGCATTCTGGACTAAATGGGGTAATGCCGCCGCCAATGCTTTGAGCGCAACTGCTGACAAGGCTAACGAGTTTGCGAAAGCATTCGTGTCTTTAGGTGGACGTGACAAAGTAATGGGTCTTATGGATTCGGTATTCGGATCTATCGGTGGCGTATTTAAATCTATTGGTGGCGCTTTCACCCATGTATTTGGTGGAAATGTTAGCACTGTAGTTGGACAAAAACTAGTTGATATTATCGGAAAACTTTCCGAGAAATTAAGACTAGGAAGTGCTGAGCTTCATGCCTTCCAACACATCTTTATTGCAGTCTTTCAAGGACTTAAATGGATTGGTGCTGAAGTAGGCGCTAAGATGAAACTTATCGCGACGCTTATTCCAAACCATATGATTAAGGACTTTATTCTGATCGTTGGTATGATAGCGAAAGCTCTATGGACGACTATCCGTGCGTTCGAAGTATTTATTAGCAAACTAATAAACTTTAGCAAGATCGGTAAGGTCTTTAGTTTCGTAGGAAATACTATTAATAAATTCTGGGATGCAGTACACAATGGCTTAGCCAACTTCTCTGAGAAGTGGTCCGCGGCATTTGATAAACTACCTGGTGGCGTTGCGAAAGTCATGGATTGGCTTAAGAAATTCTGGGAAGTAATTAAAGTTCTTACACCGGCTATTGGTCGGTTTAAACAAGAGATGCGTGCTTTCTTCTCGAAGATTACTAATCCATTCCAGACTCTAGGACATGCTCTTGGCGATAACGGTAAGAAGTTTAACGAGTGGTCATTCTGGGTAGGTAATGCTGTAGAGAAATTCCCTATCTTTGGTAAAGCTCTAGGTAAATTCATTGTCGGATTCTCGCATTTCAATGATGCAACCGGACGTATGGACTCCTGGGCTGGTCAGTTTGGTTACAAACTAAGAACACACCTTTCAGGTTTCTACAACAGCCTACGTAACAACTACAGACGGACTATTACAAGTCATAGAACGTTCTGGAATAGCCTTAATGGGGCTATGGATCAAGTTCTTAATCGCCAGATTACAACCTGGAAACAGTTCCGTGAAGCTGTTAAATGGGAATATTTGATCCCACCTGGCATTCGTGACATGTTCAAGAACTTTAAGTTCTCTATGCCGGATATGTCAGGTATCAAGAAAGGTTTCGCGGCCTTTGCGTCTAATCCATTCGGCGCAATCAAGAATGGTACCCAAGGACTTTCAAAATGGTTAGAAAACTCTACATTTTCTCTTAAGGCCTTTGGCGATATTGTTCGTAAACACTGGCCTACTCTTGGAGAGTATGCTGATAAATTAGACAAAGTAAAATTCTCATTGTCTTTCCTTAAACCAGTCGTAGATAGTGTCGGTAAGGCATTTGAATGGTTTAATTCTAAGATCTCTAAGATTAGCTTTGGTAAGATTAACTTTGGTGGTGCTGGTAAAGTCTTTAGTGACGCCGGTAAAGCGCTTACTGCGAACTTCTCTGAAGGTATTGTTCCTGGTATTGTTAAATCTATTGATGGTTTCCGTAAGTGGGTTGGTGAGTTAGGTGCAGTCAAATCTATCTTTGGTGGTCTAGGATTAGGGGCAGGCGTTATCGGCGAAGCTTTCAATACCATTCGTAAAGAAATGGGTAAATCTAAGATCGACTTCAGTAACTTTAAGACAACCTTAGAAACATTTAAGGGCTGGTTCCATGGTTTTTGGCATGGCTTAGCTAATGTTGTATCAGGTGATACTTTCTCTAAAATTGGAGCAGGTATCAAGAACGGATTTAGCACGGCTATGAGCTGGATCTCTAGTACATTCGGACCTTGGTTTAAGGGTTTCTTCTCTAGCCTACCGTCTAGTGTACAATATACCTTAACTGGACTATGGGGTCTAATTAAACAATTCGCTTCATCAATCGGATCAAGCTTTAAAGACACCAACTTCTCATTTAAGAACTTTGGAGAGGTTGTTGATTCTGTAAGTAAGGGTGTTAAGAAAGCCCTTGAAGAGATCGGGAAAGTCCTTAAGAAGATTTGGGACGGCTTTAAAGATCTATTTAAGGTTACCGGTGTATCTGCTGATGAACTTACAGAGGCTGACTTCGGAGATCGTAAGATGAAAGAAGCCGAAGCCGGAATGAACCGTTTGGGCGATAGCGTAGACCGTGTCCATGAAAAGAGTAAAGGCGTCTTTGCAAGTATCGGTGACATGGCTAAACTTCTTGGCGAGACATTCGGTGCTGTATTAGCGCCTTTCAACAAGGCAGATTCTGCGGCAGTTGGTAAGATTCTTACATTAGCCGCGGCGATTATTGTGCTTTGGAATACTCGTAAGAAGGTACTCGGCATTAAAGACATGTTCCGTGAATTCGGTAAAGGTCTGTTTGAAGGGGCTAACTCCGTAACAGGATCTCTTACGAATATGTTTAAAGCTATTACTGGTAGCTTTAAAGCTAAAGCTAAATTCCAAAACATTAAATCTTTTGCCCTGGCTATTGCTGCTTTGACAGGTTCATTGCTGGTATTGTCAATGATCCCTGCGGATAAACTTCAACGAGGTGTCCTTGGACTGGTAGCAGTTCTTGGCGCATTCGAAGTATTCTACTTGTCACTTTCGATGACAACTAAGAAATTCGATCCAAGTAAGGTGCAAAGTGCAAAATATATGATGCTTGGTATGCTTGGTGTAGCGGGGTCTATTCTTATGATTTCGGGCTCTGTTATGTTGCTAGGTCGCCTGGACGGGGAGTCTCTTAAGAAAGGTCTTCTTTCTGCCGGGGCTATCCTCGTGGCAATGGGTGGTTTGATGGCTATAATGGCTCATATGCAACGAAACGCTAAAGGGTTTGATGGCGGTTCTGCTAAAATCTCTATTGGTATTCTAACCTTTATTGGTCTGGCTTATTCAATTAAGAAAGTCGCCAAGGTAGTTAAAGACATCGGTACTTTGGATGCAGATTCTCTTAAGAAAGGACTTGCCTCTATAGGCGTTATCATGGTAGGTATAATGGGGGTTCTTTATATGGCTAAGAACCTTAAGGACGTTAAGACTTCATCAGTTCTTACATTCATTACCATGGCTAAAGCCGTTGCAGGTATCTCCAAAGCAGTAAGCGAGTTAGGATCTCTTGATACCGACATCCTTATTAAAGGGGGTACAGCGGTTACTATTATGCTTGCCGTTATTGGTGGTATCGCATTAGCATTTAGTAAACTTGATAACACCAAACAATCCTTTACTAAGAATGCACTTGTTATGTTTGGTGGTATTGCCGGAATGCTGTATATGATGCGTAGCTTAGCGCAGAATATTGGCTCGATGAAGAATCCAGATGCTATTGTCCAAGCCCTTGGTGCTATGGCGGTAGTTACAGCAGCCTTTGGTGCTCTAGCTATGGTTCTTCAAAAGAACCGTATTGGAGATAGAGGAATAAATGATGGCATTAAGAACTTAGCAGTACTCTCGGGTTCCGTCCTTGTTGCCTCTGCAGGTCTTCTTCTTCTAAGTAAGATGGAAGGAGACTTCGGTAAAGTAGTAATTGCCTGTACTGCTTTGGTGGCTGTGGTTTACTTGTTCGTTAAAATCGGACAAGCCGCTCAGAACATCAAGAAAGAAGGCATTATCGGCCTTGCTGCAACTGTTGGCGCATTAATGCTATCTGTCTATTCTCTTAAGGAGCTAACTAAGATACCTGTAGATAATATCTTATTGCAAGTGGGTATGCTTGTAGGTGTTGTTACCGCAATCGCTACTATTGGCGGTTTACTTGGTAAGTTTGGCGGTTGGGAAGCTATTGCTGGTATTACTGCACTTGGTACATCACTTCTTATGATCGGTGGTGCTATTGGTATTGCCTCTGCTGGTATTGGTTATTTCTTACAAGGTATTGCTTCTATTATAGATGCTATTACTCGACTTATCGATACCGTATCACGTCTTGGTAAAGAAGGCGGAGAAAACTTCCGTAAGTTCTTTGCTGAGGCATCTAAGTCATCTGGTGATATCGCTGAAGTTGTCGCTGGTATGGCAGAAGGTATAGTTGTTGGTTTGGTTCGCGGTGTTAGCGGTAATATTGGTAAGTTCATTGACATTGGTGTTGAGCTAGTTAAAGGTATCATTATTGGTATTGGTAATGCTGCGGTTGATATAGCTGGCGCCCTTGTCGATATGCTTTCTGCTGCTGTCGATATGGTTATTGGAGCAATTCCTAGATTTATTACTAGAATTCTTGACTCTGTGCTATTAGGTTTTCAACAGATCGCGCAATGGATACGTAATAATGGTAACCTTATTGCTGTTTCTGTAACCGATGTACTTGCATCTATATTCTCACTACTTATAGAGATTGTAACTTCGATGCTGGCCTTTATTATGGATGCCTTCGCGCAAATACCTGGTATAGGGGGATACTTTAAAAAGGCTAAAGAAGCTCTACAAAGCGGTGCACAAGGATTTGAAAAATGGTTGCACGAACGTGTTGACGGTATTAAAACCTATGCGGAACTCGCCGCTAAAGGCGGTGTTGATGCTGCAATTAAGCAGTTGGATAGGCTAGGTACCGCTGAAGTCCAAGGCGCTATGAATATTGCAGCTAAGTCAAAAGATGGGCTTGAATACTTTAAGACATTCTGTTCGCAATTAGGTATCCAAGGTGCTAATGAGTTTATCCAAGGTCTTAAGAACAAAACCATTGACGCTAACGAAGCTGGTAAGTTATTCTCCAAAATGGTTGAAATGGGTATGTCTGAAGCTCAAGTCAAACAGATTGCTGAAAAAGCAGGGTATGACTATGCAAATGGCGTACTTACAGCCAAACCTGAAGTTAAGGCAAATGCCGACGATATCAAGAAAACCCTTGAACAAGGACTTGGTGGAGACGGTAATTGGGACATGAGCTTACTTAATGGTGCATTCAATATGCTGAATGAGCACCTTGGCGGTAAACTTGATATGACTAAGGCTATGGCCGCTCTTAAATCTGGACAGATCCCTCAAGAGATGCTCCAGAAAATGGCGGAGGGCGACTTCTCAGGCATGTCCATGGAACAAATGCAACAATATTTGTCTGGATTTGATGGGTCTGCTGAAGCCGCTGGTCAGAAAGCACAAGAGATTAAGGCCGCTGTAGAGCAAGGACTTGCAGGGGATGGTAATTTCGATACCGCACTTGTAACTCAAGCCTTTACCAACTTAGATACATATTTGGGCGGTAGACTAGATACTACTAAAGCTCTTGCCGCGCTTAAATCGGGACAGATCCCAGCAGATATGCTTACCGCATTAGCAACTGGTGACTTCTCTCAAGTCGCGCAAATGCACATGGATAATTTCATGAAACCTGTTGAAGCAGCACCGGGTAGAGTGGAAGATAATATTAGTAAGGTTAAATCATCTGCTTTAACTTCCGTTGATAATATGTATAAAGAGACCAATTCTAAGATACAGATTAGTCAAGAAGAAGCTAATAGGTTAATGTCTGACTATGAGTCTGGTAAAGTTATGACTCAACAAGAACTTAATAAAGTGGGTCAGATTATTATGGCGTCTCGTGGTAATATTAATAATTCTGCAAAAGAAGTTGCTAATAGTGCTAATGAGGGGCTGAAAACAGTTGATGGTAAGCCGGCTGGTTATAAAGCGATAAATGATTTCTCTACTGTTATAAATAGTGGAACTGGTAAAGCGAATGGTGCCGGTGCTAATGTTGCGAGAGCGGCTGGTGAAGGTATGAAATATGATGCTTCAGGATCAGGGGCTGCTATTTCTGAATCCTTTGCTGGAGGTATTGCTAGTTCTCGTGCGATGGCTGCAGTACAAGGTGCTGTTGGTCGTATCATGGGGGCGGTACAACGTCTATTCCCGCACTCTCCTGCGAAAGAAGGACCTTTCTCTGGTGAAGGTTGGCGTCAAGTAGCTAGATCTGGTCGTGCTATTATCGTAGAATTCGCTTCAGGTTTAGGTTCTACAGGATCCTTTAACGCTGTTAATAACGGCATGAGCAAGGTACAACAATATATTCAAGATGCTCTTGGTGAAACATCGGAATATCTTGATAACAACATGGAGCTGTCGCCTGTAATCACCCCTGTCTTAGATATGTCTAATGTTGATGGATATACATGGAATGGAACTGGTTATCTTGGACTCACTGGTTCAAATATTAATTATTCGTCGCTTAATCCTACAAGCCGTAGTATTGCTTCTAATCGTTATTCTATTGACGAAGTGGTACGGGGACTAAATAATGTAGACCAAAAATTGGCGACGCTTACTGAGAACTCTGCTATTGGGAATGACCTCCTTGCTCAAGGACAAGTCAACCCAATTTACTTGGATAAAGATCTTGTAAACCGTGCGTTGGCGCCAGGAATGGCAGATGCACAACGGACTTACAGTGATCGATTAAATATGTTAGATGGAGTGTTACCACGATTATGAGAGATGAATCATACTTCTCTATAATCTTTGGTGAAGGAACTGATGCTGTTGATATCGGTAAACTCCTCGATGCTGTAACTAAAGTTGAACGTAATGCTGGTGCTGGTCAGGAACATACATATTCTGCCGGCACTGGCCGTTTTGGTAAGACATGGGTTTCTGGTAGAAGAAGCTCTTATGATATTACCATTGAAGGACAAAAGACAGGGAGCCCAGCTGAGCTATTATCACTTCGTACGAAATTGGCTCGGGCTCTTGATTGTCCTGATGGACCAAAGAAATTACAGTTTGATGACCAGGACGGTAAATACTACCTTGCTGTGACATCAGGTCAACCTAAGTTTACTGAGGATTTACAAAAGAGTCAGGCTACTGTGTCTATTTCATTTGAAGTTCCGGATGGTTTATTACATTCCGAGCTTACAAAGGTACTGACATCGAAGACCAACTCTCCAGACATTGGTTCCCTTACTAAAGAGGGGAATATTGTCAAAATGACTTTAAATAATGCAGGAAGTGCACCGGCATATCCTCGCATTAGAATTAAGAATGCTGGAACTAATGGTTGGATTGGTATTGTTAATAAAAACGGTGTGATGGAAATTGGTACAAGCTCCTCAGGAAGAGACGGTGCTGTAACTGCTTCTGGATCATATGACCAATCACAACTGCTTCTTAACTTAACACCAAATGACTCTGCTGGATGGCGTAAGGGTGTGAACATTGGCGGTAAACTTAGCTCGCAATCTCCTTTAACTGTAGCTAGTCACGCTGAGATCAGCGACCTAACACTTGACTGGGCACCACAAGATGGAGGTAGCGTTGGCTATCCTTGTCCTGGTTTACACTGGACTCGTTCTGGGTCTAAAGGTATTGGTCAAGACTGGGGGTGTGCTGTGTATGAGTATACTCTACCTGCGGATAAGAACAACGTTAAAGGTGCTAAGAACTTCCGTTGTGACTTCAACCTAAAACTCTGGGCATCTAAGATTGGTCAAACTGGTCTGTTAGCAATTATGTTTATGGACGATAACGACCGACTTATCTGTGCCTACAGCTTGGATAAATACACAACTGATAGTGATAAGGTCGTACAGGTCTTTACCACAACCGATATTCACAAGCTTCCTCGTGAGGAGAATGAATTCGGATCTAATAACAATGAGCCAGGTCAACAACGGCCTAACCCTGCTTTCAACAGCAGAACTGGTAATGCTTATGTTATTAAGGATGGTCCAAAGTTCACATATGGATACAACGGTATTCCTAAGACTATCGTTGATGCTACCAAAGAGAACTTAGAATGTACTAAGATCTGGGTTCTTTATGGTAGAGCACGGAGCGAGAGACCAGGCACTGGTCATTTGGATACCTTATGTGTACAATCACTTAAGTTCCAGAAGACCAATGTCCAACGTTATGACCTAGTTCCTAACAAGTATAACGCTGGTAGTGAACTTGTTGTCGATATGTATGAGGGTAAAATCTCATATATCTCTGATCCAGAGGCATCTAGCCAAGGGGTTGGTGCAGAAGGAGATCTGGCAAATGGATCTCGATACTTTGCAATCCCTCCCGGAGAGTCAAAACTTGAAATTCATTCTTCCGGATTCGTCACAACAGCCCCTGAGGTTACTGTAGAGTGGGAAGAAGCATGGCTATAAGAAAGGAGGCCGAAACTTCAAAATGAATGTAAAACCTGCATGGCAGTTAGCAGTTCATGATAACGCAATGAATATTGTTGACCATATTAACAACGATGTTCCGGGTTCTCTGAAATATTACGATGAAGAGTTCCATCAATACTGCGGTAAGGGTTCGGCTACCTTTACTTTTACTGTCGATAAATATTCAAATGGTGTTCTAAACGAGCGTATAGCCAACCTTACTACAGAGTCCTATATCTCTTTCCATGAAGACGATACTGATTATGTATTTAACGTAATGACTCGTAGAGAAACTGACTATACTATTACTTTAGAATGCGTTACAACTAACTTAGAGTTACTAAACGAGAAGGTTGTTGCTTATGAGAGCAAGGATGCTAAGTCGTTCTTAGAATACATCGAAGCTATGCAACTCTTTAAATTTACTCGTATTGAATTGGGCATTTGCGAAATTCGTAATACCAAACAGACGCTTAAGTTCGAATCTGATGATGATACATGTCTGGCTCGGATTCTTAAACTTGTTGAAGCGTTTGATGGTGAGATGGAGATTATAACCAAACTTACCGATGGTGGCCAGATTGATAAGTATATACTTAATGTTTATAAATCTCGCAATGTCGCAAAAGATAATGAGCCTGGTTTAGGACGAGTTCGTACCGACATTCGGTTACAGATGGGTCGAGACGTCGCTTCTGTTATTAAGAAAGAAGATAAGACTAATCTTTTCTCTGCTATCCGGATGCGGAACAAAGACGGCGCATATATCACCTTCCCTAACTCTCGTGAGATCAAAGCCGCAGATGGTACACACGTTGAAATGTACTGTAACCGGGGATCTCATACAATCTATGCTCCTATCTCGGCTAAGCTATACCCATCGGTTAACAAGCGTGATAACTGTGACCCGTGGATTGTGCGTGATGTGAAAACTGAGTTTACTAACTCTGATGAAGCATGGGCTTACGGGGTTAAGATGCTCCGTAACTACATGTATCCTATAACTACATGGGAAATCAGTCTTAACTCGGCTATGGTTCTTCAACGTTACGATATCAAGATCGGTGATGTGATCTTCATGACCGATGAGAACTTCGTCGGCGGATTGCTTATCAGAGCTCGTGTCGTTGAGATGGTGCGCTGTTCTACAGATTATAGTAAGACTAAGCTCACATTGTCTAATGTCGTTGCTATTCGACCAACGAACAACTCGACTTTGATGAACACAATGTCACGTATGATCAACGACGCCCAACCTTTCAAAATGACTGTAAAAACTACAGGGCCTACGATGTTCCGTGAGTTGACAGATAGCTGTGAGCTTATCCCAACCTTGTATAAAGGTAAATCTGAAGTAACAGACGTTGACTTTAGTTACTTCATTGACAACAACCTTGCAGGTAGCGGTACTCGATTCCGGGCATCACGATCTAACGTAGGTACTAGCGGTAATGCACTCATTACAATTCAAGCTTGGGTGCAAGGTCAGATGGTCGAGTTCCAAGATGTGACTATCGCTACAGTTAATGACGGGGTGTCTCCGGTTCTGACTACAATCGAGTCTAGTAATGGAGATGTGTTTAAGAACGGCGTCATTGACACTGTATTAACAGCTAAGCTATTTAGAGATGATGTCGAGATTGATACTCATGGTGAAGCCTTTGACTATATTTGGACTAAGACTAATGCTAATGGCGAAGTTGATGAACCATGGGGTCAACGCCCTGAGTCCAGAAGGAAGAGCGTTAGTGTTACTCGTATTGACGTCGAAGATAAAGCGACATTCTCTGTCGCAATTACAACTAAAAACGGGGCCGTTAGTACCGACCCTACTAAATATAAACGGGACGATACGGTCGGCAATACCAAAGTCATTGGTCGGAACTTATGGGTAAATGGTAAATGTGAAGGTTATGCCGCTATTGAGAAACTCCCTGAAAACCATATTACCGGTCAAACAGAATGTTATCGTATTGAGAGCGGACAAAAGAACAATCTAAGATTTAATATTGCTCCAGACTTCACTAAACGCTTCTATAAAAAACTCACAATGTCTGCCTGGGTTAAATATGAGAATGTTAAAAAAGGGGCGAACCCTTGGCAAGGATTTAACTGTTTTAAATCAATCCCATTGGAAAGACGTAACTCCAAGACAAATGAAGCAGCACCTATTGATTACCCTGGGCATTTTACATTCGAGGGATCTTCTGATTGGAGACGTATCGAAGTAACTTATGACTACGGTTCGGATCCTAATTATGATGAGTTGAAAATGGATCTTCGCTTCATTCTTGAGGACACTCAATCAGGTACTGCCTGGATTACTGGGGTTAAAGTCGAAGAGGGTACAGTTGTGACAGACTACTCGTTATCACCAGAAGACAAGGAAGGAGGCGTGTAATGAGTTTAATTTCAACAAGTCAGATTACCATTGTCGATTTGGATGACGGTAGAACCCAGTATACGCACCTCGCTTGGTGTAATTATTTCTTTGGTAGTATTGACGATATCCAATACCCGGCCTTCACTAAAGATCCAGAAAAAGGTCGTAACCTAACTCACATCGGTATATACCAAGATTTTAACTTCGCAGGTAGTGATAACCCTGAAGACTATCATTGGTCTGCATGGCGAGGTGCTGACGGTGCTAACGGTGTTCCAGGGAAGCCTGGCGCGGATGGCCGTACTCCGTATGTACACTTTGCTTATGCTGATTCCGCTGACGGTAGGACAGGCTTTACTGTATTTGGCGATCCTAATAAGAAGTACATGGGTACTTACACTGACTTCGAACAAGCCGATAGTACGGATCCTACAAAATACAAATGGTCTCTTATAAAAGGTGCTGACGGTGAACCAGGTCCTCAAGGGGTTCAAGGTTTGCAAGGTCCTAAAGGTGATCAAGGTATCCCTGGACAAAGAGGTGCCGATGGTAGAACGCAATATACCCACATCGCCTATGCTGATAATGCCTATGGTAATGGATTTAGTCAGACTGATTCCAACAAAGCCTATATTGGTATTTACCAAGACTTCAACCCAACTGATAGCTCTACTCCTTCTTCTTATAGATGGACAAAGTGGAAAGGTGACGACGGGGCTAATGGTATTCCTGGCCCTAAGGGTACAGACGGTAAGACACCATATATTCACTTTGCCTATGCTAATTCCGCAAATGGTGTTAGTGGATTCAGTGTTAGTGACTCAACTAATAAAGAATATATTGGTACTTATACCGACTTCACAGAAGCAGATAGCACCAATCCTAACGTCTATAAATGGACTAAGATTAAAGGTGCGGACGGTCCTAAAGGCGACCCAGGAGAACGCGGGCTACAAGGTCCTGCTGGCCCTGCTGGTCCACAAGGTATTCAAGGTTTACAAGGTCCTAAGGGGGATCAAGGTATTCCTGGGCCTCGAGGAGTAGACGGCCTAACGCAATATACACACATCGCATATTCTGATGCTGATGACGGTCGTATTGGATTCAGTCAGACAGACTCTAATAAACCGTTTATTGGTCTCTATCAGGACTTCATCAGAGAGGATAGCCCAGAACCAAGCAAATACCGTTGGACGCGATGGAAAGGTCAGGACGGTGAGCAAGGGCTTCCAGGTAAGCCAGGTGCCGATGGGCGTACTCCTTATGTCCACTTTGCCTATGCCAACAGTGCTGACGGTAGATCTGACTTCAGCTTAGCTCAGTCAAATGGTAAGAAATACATCGGTACTTATACTGACTATGAGCAGGGTGACAGTAGTGATCCTAGTCGTTACAAATGGGTATCTCTAAACGGCGACTTAGTCATTGGTGGGCGTAACCTATGGATTAACAGTAGGGCTACTGGCTATGCTGGTATAGAGAAGCTCCCAGACAACCATATAACCGGTCAAACTGAATGCTTCAGGATCGAGTCGGTTAACGGTAAAAATAGCCTCAAACTTGATATAGCACCCGAGTTCACAAGTCGGTTCTATACAACTCTTACTATGTCTGCTTGGATCAAATATGAGAATGTTCAACGAGGACAATATCCTTGGAATAACTTCAACGTCTTTAAATCAGGAGGACTGTTTAGACGTAACTCTAAGACTGGTGCTATATCTTCAGCAGACTATCCAGGTATGTTTGGATTCACGGGTAGCTCAGACTGGATGCGAGTCGAGAAAGTCTATAACTTCGGCTGGGATACAAGATATGATGAACTGAAGACTAATCTATGTATCTTATTGGAAGGAACTAAGACAGGTACTGCTTGGGTTACTGGTATCAAGGTCGAGTTTGGTAACACTGTTACTGACTACTCAGTTGCTCCTGAAGATACAGACAGTGCTATTGCTTCTAAAGCCGACCAGCTACTAACCCAAGATCAGATCAACCAACTCTCTGAGCGCAACGCTTTACTTAAGGCTGAGCTAGATGCAAAAGCGACTCAAGAGGTTGTTGACGAGTGGATTAACCAAGTACGTAACTTGACTGCTATTGAAGAGGCCGGACGTAAAGAAGCTGAAACTGCTGTTATTCGAGC